TACGTTACACTAATTATATTGACAAGTTTAAAAAAAATAAAATTCAGAGGAATTTAACATAATTTGTATTTTTTATTTTAATATTGGTAAAAGTTAATTATTAAAATGTCTGGGATAAAACTCCGAAACGTTTCCACCGCGGAAGGGGTTGGTGCATTAAATAAAATAATTAAGGACGGCAATAAACATGTGTTTGTACTGGTCTTTAATGAAACATGCGGTCCATGCATTGCAACTCGACCCGAATGGGATAAAATAAATACAAAAAACAAAAAAGATAATGTGGTTGTGGCTGAAGTGAATTCTAATATTTTAAACGACAATCCTATTTTGCACATAGAAACCATCTCAGAATACCCAACCATCAAACATATTCATAATAATTCCACACATCCATACAATGGGGACGACCGAAATGTTGCTTCTTTTGAAAAATGGATTCAAGATTCTGTGCCGATGTACAAAAAACAAATGCGTGATAAAAAGTCAAAAAAGAGTAAAACGATAAAAAAAGGCGGAAGAAAACGAGGCAGAAAACTTAAATCAAAAAAAGGAGGAAAAACAAGAAGAATTCGGGGAAGAAGATGATAAAATAATTAAATTGGAAATTATTTGGTCGTTTATTCTTTCAATCCTTTTTACATTCTAAACTAACAAAATAATAATTTAAAATATTTTGCATTTTTATTTTGTTAGTTTATTAAAATCCAAATTGGAAATAATTTTATTTATTTTCTTTTAATTAATTGGAGCAACAATTCGCGTTGGAGGTGGCTAGTCGGCGTTTTAATCGGCGGTTAGCAATGGTGGATGCTCCAACTCCACTACCCGATACATATGTGTTGTATATATTTTGATATGTATTGCAGTTCATGTTCCCGCCTGGAGCCATTCGGGTGCTTCTTGCGCACCCAGACCCGTTATTTTTTTTATACAAAAATCCGGGAAACCCGATGGAATTTCCATACCAAAATTGTCCGTAGGAGTTACTACTTGTTTTTAATGAAAATCGGGGTGTATTGATACTCATTTAATATATTAATTATTTTATTCTTATATTTATAATATTTTTAACATAAAATGGATTGTTTAACTACTCAACATTTTACCCCCCCTATTTTGTACAATGAAAAAACTAGAGTGTTGGATGCAGATATTATACAAGATTTGGAATTAACCAAACTTATTTCGACTATAAACAAAGACAATGCAAACGAAACCAATGAAAATTTGGATGAACGGGATAAACCCATTTATGAATATATATATTCCCCAACTACTTCTTTAGGACATGCTATTTTAGAGCAAATAACCCCATATTATACAACCGATATAAATTACTTGAAAGATATACAGACGATTATTCAATTGCCCCCCAACACCAAAGAAAAAGAAGTAGAAAAAGAACAAATTATTGTTAATAAAATGCAAGGGGCGTGGAAAAAAATAAAAGAAGAAACTTCATTTTGTAAAAAATATTCCTTTTTAGAATGGGATTTCGTTAAAGGACTCAACACAAATTCTTTATTTTTACAAATAATGAGCATCTTTAATTTGGCATCTCCCCTTATTTCACTGTGTTCACCGTTGGTTATTTTAATTATTCCATTTTTTATTCTTAAAATAACACAAGTACCAATTACTGTTTTGGAATACTGTAAAATTTTAAAAGGTTTTATAGAGTCTAATCCTGTATTTAAAATATGTAGTCAGTTTTCTACCTTAAAACCGAGTCAACTATTATATGGAACCATGTCGGCTGGATTTTACATATTCACTATTTACCAAAATATAATGGCGTGTGTGCGCTTTTACTTAAATATTCAAGATATTTATGGCTATTTATCGGATATTCGAAACTATTTGAAAATAACCTTGGAAAAAATGCAAAATTATGCCAAGCGAATTTCCAAATTTGTTAGTTTAGTTCCTTTTAAACAGGCTTTAGAAATAAAAATATTGGAAATTCGTGATTGGAAAAATCATCTGGATGCTCTTTCTTTTTCTTCTCCTTTTTCGTTTGCAGCAATAAAGCAATACGGACAAGTATTAGCAAACTTTTATACTATATATGACAGTGACGCTTGTGCGACCATGGTATCTTATTCCTTTGGGTTTCACGGATATATGGAAATAATGGAGCAATTGGAAAATCGTGTTAATTCTGGTTTAGTACGCTTGGCAACTTTACCCCTTTCTAAAAATAAAAAGAAACAAACTAACAAATTGAAAAATCAAGAGAAAAATAAATGCAAAAAAAGTAAGAACAAATTTCAAGGAATATTTTATCCTAAATATCTTTCTTCTGCATATGTAATAAAAAACGATTGTTCATTGTCAAAAAATATAATTATTACCGCCCCAAATGGCGGAGGAAAAACAACATTACTTAAAACTGTAATGATTAATGCGTTGCTTTGCCAACAAGTTGGAGCGGGCTGTTTTGACCACGCAATCATAGATGCACCTTTCACCCAATTTCATTGCTATCTTAATATTCCTGATACATCTGGACGAGACAGTTTGTTCCAAGCCGAGGCGAGACGATGTAAAACAATTTTAGACGAAATTAATAAAGGAGAAAAGGAAGAAAAGGAAATGCATTTGTGCATTTTGGACGAATTGTATTCTGGCACCAACCCAGAAGAAGCCGTAGAATCGGGTACCGCATTTATGAAATATTTGTCAAAAAAAAACAACGTATCATGTATATTGACTACTCATTATACGCAGTTGTGTAAAAACTTGGAACCGAATAAAAAAATAATTAATATGCAAATGGGTGTAAAATATAATACAAATTCAGAAACTAATCAAGAATCTAATCAATTTACATGTACTTTTAATTTATCCAAAGGAATGTCCGCTGTAAAGGGGGGATTAAAAGTGTTGAAAGATTTGAATTATCCCGCAGAAATGCTAGTTTGAACTATCCAATAAAAATTCCGTTAATCAATCAATCTAATAGGGCTTCTTCCATTTTCAGGAAAAATGATTTTAATTAATTACAATTAAATTAATATAACAAACATGTCGGATTCTTTGTGGATAACCAAAAAAAGCAAAAAAAACATACTCTTAGATAAAATGTATTTTATGGAAAAATGCAAACACGGGGATGAAAATATATATAAAGAACTAAATGCAAATACGAATAAAATAAACCGAAAATTAATAAAATCAAACAATTATAAAGGATTTCGTCTTGCATGCGAACACGGTCATTTATCTCTCGCTCAATTTCTTTTGTCAAAATTAGAACCGTCCGTTTATATGCTTGTTTTTAAGTCTGAAAAATATTACGCATATCATTATGCATGTATTAACGGTCATTTATCAACCGTTGAATGGCTTTATAAAATAAACACCGAATTGCAACTTGAAACTGAATCAATTAATACAAAATATAAAATAAATTATAATTTTATATTTGAACAAATGTGTCAAAAAATAATAGAAGAAAAACAATACAACATAATACATTGGTTGTTTCCAAAAATAAAAAAACAAAATTTAATGTTAATCATAAACAACGACTGTGTATTAGATAAGGTGAAATATCAGTTAATAGATTTAATTAAATCAACACAAGATTCTCCATTTTTCATTACACTCTTTGAAATTATATGTTTTAGTGGAAAATTAACAATAGCACAATATATTTATACCAATTCATTGATAACAGAATTAAATTATAAAATACATAAGTGGGATAAATTATTTAAACGGATTGCATATAAAGTATATGAACTTCGTGATTGGTTGGATAAAATAGAAGATAGGGAAGAAATATTGGGTTGGATTATTTCTCTGTTTCCAACTCGTTATTTTAAAAGTGAAAATAAATACTATGTTGTTGAATTAAAACCTAGAATTGAAATTCCTATCGAATTAAATAAAGTAAAAACTATATGTAGCAATTGTAATGTTAAAATATCAGACATTATTACCAGTTGCGGACATCAATTGTGCAACGAATGTCTTCATAATTCGTCTTTACATGACGCATGTTTCATTCTTTGTCCTATTTGTACCATGTTTACTATCACATGTTATCAAAGTTCGTATGATTACACCGCCATGAAATTAAGTATGCGGAATTCCTTTTACAAAGAATTGATGATAAATAGATTTCAACCAAAAAATATTACCAAATTTTCGGAATGGGGAATAGATGGGTTTTAAATGTGCAAATGTGTAATATACCAAATGGCTTGTAAAAAACAATCGGACAAGTCATCTTTTTTTTTGCATGATTGATAATAAGATTTCCACGAATAAAGAGATTCGGTGGTTTTTAAAAAGTCAAGACAAACATATATAGATTTATTTTTTCGTTTGTTGTATTCTTTTTTGTTATTGGTAGACTTTTTAAGCGCATTCTCATCGTTGGCATTGTTATTGTTGTCATAATCTTTTAATTTGTTGGTTGCACTAATAAATTCGATGGTTGCTAAATTATTTCGCATTAAAAAATACTGCATCAACATTCCTTGCACGGTCTTCATTTTTGTCGCCAATGGACCTATTTGATTTTCTATAATAACCCGATCTAAATCACACAAATTTAAAGAATCAAAATAAGCAATGATGTTTTTGCCAATAACCTGAAGAGGACACTCGGTACTTTTTATTTTTTTTATTTTGGGTTGAATTAAAAATAATCCATGGACATTGTAGTGGTCGACTAACAAATTTAATAAATCCACCTTTTTATATTTTTTTTCATTATTGGTTTCACTTTGTTCATTATTGGTTTCGCTTTGATTAAAGTTTATTTTATATTTATTTAACAATTCTTGCAATACTTTTAATGGTTGTTTTTTTAAAAAAGATGGAATTAAATCATCTGCCAAAAAATAAACATCTTTTGCTGCATGTGTGTTGCAATAATAATGCGTTTCTTTTGTATTGTCTTTTTCGTTTCCGTTTTCGTTTCCGTTTTCGTTTCCTTTTTTATATGTGGCGTTTTTGCTGCATTTTTTTTTATTTGCATTTAAGCACGAGCATTTTATGCAAGGCGGAGGTGATTTTTGGAGAAAAGAAGAAAACGAATTCAATTTTAAATCGGTTAAATTTACAATATCCCAATGATTTAAAATCATTCCGTCGATTGGATTTGGAATCGTTGCATCCATTGGGTTATTCGTTGTTAAAACACAAAATGAGCAATTTTTTATCCCAACGTCAATGCTGATTAATTTCATAATAAATAGTAAAAATTATATTTATGTTGTTATTGTACTATTTTCGGCAAAAATATTAATTATCGTAAAATAATTAAAAAGGTTCGCGTCATTCATAGCATTGCACCATTAATAAATTATTTATAAAACCCATCGTTTATTTAAACTCCAATGTTCATTTAAACAATGGGGGATTCTCCTCATCCGCCTCGCATCCCACCACCAATAGGGGGAGGCAGTGGACCTCATCCACCTCGTCGGGTTCTTCTCTTGCGTCTTGTTTTTTGTCTTTGTTTTTTGCGTTTTGTTTGAATTTTTCCTCCCGTATAATGATTGTAATTATCCATACAGTTGGTGCTGTTGTTTAACGTCCAATATGGGGCTGGATTAGCCAATGCAGATAAATTATATGGTAGTTCTGTCCCCGTCGCATAGGTTGGTGTATTTGGGACATTGTTGGTTGTTCCTCCTCGACTTCTTTTTCTTCTTCTACTACGTTTTGTTTTTTTTCCACCACGATTGGATGTTCTTTTTTTATTAAACCTTTTTTTTCTTTTTCCTCCCGTCCATTTTCCACTTGCAGCAACAATATTGGAAGACGGAGAAGGCAATACATTGCAATTCGTAGACGCGGGGTTTGTGTTGTCTGTAAAAAAACCAGTGTTGTGAGACGCAGCCGCCGTTCCAAATGGTCCTTCGGTTAAACTATTTGGGTTGGATAAATAACTCATTTATATAATGAATTATTTTTATTTTTATTTATTATTATGCTTACGCTAATTATTAGATAGATATCAGACATTATATATAAACATAATAATGCTTACACTATTCGCCCAACATCATAAATTAATACGGATATTTTACATAAATCCCCAATTTTCAAACTGGTCCAAATGGCGAGGATGAAACCGATTTTTCATCAAGTCTCTTTTAAATATACCACAACGTTCCGACATGGCTTGGTAGTCATAGACAAAGATGGACGGATTACTAGATAAGTAACGCCAATTAATTTTTTTCATATTTTTTTCCAAGAGTTGTATCGCGTTTGGATTGGTAGATAACTCATCCCAATCAATTTTATCTAAATTCTTTTCCAAGAGGGCGATTGCGTTTGGATTCCAAGATAAGCCAATCCAATCAATTTTATCTAAATTCTTTTCCAAGAGATGTATCGCGTTTGGATTTCTAGATAAATAACTCCAATCAATTTTATCTAAATTCTTTTCCAAGAGATGTATTGCGTTTGGATTTTCAGATAAACCATACCAATCAATTTTATGAGGATATTTTTCCAAGAGTTGTATCGCGTTTGGATTCATAGATAACCAAAACCACTCAATTTTATGAGGATATTTTTCCAAGAGTTGTATCGCGTTTGGATTTATAGATAAGAAACACCACACAATTTTATCCAAATTCTTTTCCAAGATGGCGATTGCGTTTGGATTTCTAGATAAAGCACCCCAATTAATTTTATCCAGATTCTTTTCCAAGAGATGTATCGCGTTTGGATTGGAAGATAAGTTAGACCAATTAATTTGTTCCAGATTTTTTTCCAACAGGGCGATTGCGTTTGGATTTCTAGATAAGCAATCCCAATTAATTTTATCCAACATAAATATCGCGTTTGGATTTGCAGATAAGTTTGTCCAATTGATTGCATCTACTGGTATCAAGTTTCGCAGTTTCAACATTTTTTATGAATCGCCAGTGTTAATTAGTTGTTATTTTAATTTTAAACGTGTAGAATATATTAAATGTAAATATGTAAATAGGTAACCAAGTGATAAAAACAAAAAGAGTGGATATCTAAATCATTTTTTGTTTTATATAGTAATTTTTGGTTTTATCCAAGAAACAAACTACCAAAAATATAAAATGGATATAAATTATTTGTTAGTTTGAATGGTTTTTCCTCGATAAATAATTAAAAATAAAAATTTATAATCTATTTCGTCTGCCCAGATATCCCGCGGCACTTGTTCCTACCATTCCATACGCGGAATGTGGTTTGTATATATAATTTTTACTATACGTATAACATAGCGCGTTTTTGCAATTGTTATACTTTTTATTATATGGCAATACTACTTGGTTAAAATAAGAACTCCAATAAGTTGCACGATTGGTGATTGATGACGGATAAGATGTTGGCGACATTATTAATATTATGCTATATTTTTATAATAAGTGGAAAAAACTATAATAAGCGGAAAAAACTATAATATAGTATATATTAATGAATAAACATAGTCAAACTAAAAAACGACGCAACAAACAAACTAAAAAACAAACAAGAAAAATGCAAAAATCATTTACGCCTTTAATTTGTAACCCTACAATTAAGAGGAACCCAAAAAATCAAACATGCTACAACGACAATCAGTTGCAATTTATTCGTTCTTTATGGAACGCGCGGCACCCAAACGACTCTATTTCTAAAACTACTTCTTCGGCACAAATATGGACCATGTTAAAAAAAAAATACAAAACACAATGTAGCGACGAGTCTTGTTGGATTCAACAGTTAAATCCAACGAGCAATCAAAAAAATAAATTAAAAGAATCGTTTGCCCCGTCTGCCCCAAAAGATTGGAAAAAAAACCCAAATGCGTGGCTATCCGATGTAGATATTAAACAAGTCATGGACCAATATGAAAAGGCGTACCATTGTTTTGAGTTTATTGGACCGTCTCCCATTGATTTTGATGCCCAAAGCAACGACCCGAATGCAAAACAGAACCCAGATGATGATTGTGTGTGGGAAAAATTGTGCAAATTTAGTGTCCAGAAATCTTTGGATCATAAAAAAAATAAAATTGGTATTATTTTTAATACAGACCCACACGACAAATCGGGGAAACACTGGATTTCGCTGTTTATTAATATAAAAAAAGGACAAATATTCTTTTTCGATAGTGTGGGCACGGCTATTCCAAAAGAAGTAATGGTATTGGTGGAACGTGTTATCCAACAAGGTCGGAATCAAAACCCGCCTATTTATTTTACTTTCGATCAAAACCATCCCACAGAGCACCAATATAGTGATACAGAATGTGGAGTATATTCGTTATATTTTATCGTTCACATGTTGCAAGATAAATTAACCGCCCGCTATTTAAAAACACATATACTGACGGACAAATATATAGAAAAATACAGGAAAATATTCTTTAATTAATTAATTTACTTTCATTTCTTCCACAATCAACCCACAATGGCAACATGATTGGCGGCATGTACTATCACAATGATTTCGTTTTCCCACATAGATTGGATACTCTATAGTCATGGATGGGTGAATAAAATTATACTTTGATTCGGATGACTTGTGTTGATTTGCGTATAAAATTGCCTTTTCTTGGGTTTCAAAGAGCCCGATTACTTTAAAATAAACCACTTCATTGTCTCGGTGTGCGGAAAATAAACAAAATACATTCGTCATGTTGTTGGTAATATTAAAATAAAATAATTTTAAATCATTTTTTTGTTTTGTTAGTTTCCAAAAGATCTATTGCGTTTGGATTGCAAGATAATTTATACCAATGAATTCGTTCCGGATTGTTTTCCAAAAGGGCAATTGCGTTTGGATTGCTAGATAAGTATTCCCATTTAATTTTATTTAGTGGTATCCAGGGTTGAAGTTTGGTGTACATTTTTTCTATATTATCGGGTTAAATGTTTGTTTAAATGTATTAGTCCATTTCTAATCATTTTTTTGTCTTTTTTACATGTTGTTAATATAATAAATTGGAATAATAAATAGAAATGTCGTGTTTAGGGAAAGAATATATTCCAATTCCGCCCAGAGTTTGGTTTCGTGTAGAAAACCAGTGCCCCTTAGATAATAGCAATCTAAATATAAAGGAACACACATTAGAAGCACAAGCATTAGAAGCACAAATGAGTCAAAAAGGAAATGTGTTGCAATATAAAAAAAATAGTTCAAATTTAACGCAAAACCAACGATATGCGAAAATAGCCCGCGGACAGTGGACCAATCGCCACACCACTTGGGCCACGCAATCGGATACAACAACCAACCCAAACACTAAAATGCTAAAGCGAAACGGTACCGTAAAAGTAGCGGTAGATTTAAATACGGGTGCACTTACAGAAACTACATTACCATTAACTGCCTGTACTGTTCCTTCTTCTTCTTCTGTGTTGGTAATTCAAGACGGAGGCACATTACAGTGCAATGTACAGGAAAATGTGTGCACGGGGAAAACTGTAATATATCCAAACAATACTAATTATTTTCCCACCACAGATTCGGATGTTCCAGGAACCATTCAAGTTTTATATTGGAAAGACGGAACGCAAACTTGGTATCCGAAAACACGTCGTAAAATGAATACCAGCACCACCAAATGGCCGGTAGGCGCCAAGTTTATTCAAACCGCACACATGTAAAATGATTTTTCTTTAACAAAGATAATTTATAACTTAGTAAACTAACCTAATATTTAAATTTTAGTCGTCTTTGTTTTAGTCGTCTTTGTTTTAGTCGCCTTTTTCTTTGTGTTTGCATTTTTAGGTACATTATTTGTATTTATGGATGGTGTGTCATCCGCATCTCGTTCTTTAACATAGTTGTCATATGCATTTTCCAGATTATTTAAATCGTTCATCCACATTTGGTTTGGTGTTGTTTTTTCCAAAACATCCAACACTTCTTTTTCTTGCGTATACTTGTTAAAAATAAGCGCGGACCGTTCTTCTGTCACACTATCCATTTGCATTTGAGTTAAATATTTATATTTTCCATCTATTTTGTCGTATTTCCGCAATTCTAACATTGAGGTTACTTGGCTTGGTGTTTTCTTTCGTAAATCCACCAAATCGTCGTATATTTCGCGAATAAACTTGGATCTATTATATAATTCGACTAATCGTTCCCGAGCCTCTTTAATTAAATTGGCTTTGCGTTTCACGTACATGTCTTTGCGAACGGGGATAAATTCTTCAAATATAGTAGCGACTGAATAATATTGCAACTGTTGATTTTTATCAAATGCACTCATATTGGTGGTGGCATTGGTGGTGTACAGTCCAAGCAAATGTTCCAACTTATTACAGTCCGCTTTTCCTATAACTGGTGTATTTATAAGCCGTTCCAAATCTCCATGTGGAAAGGTAATCGTAAAGTGAATTGTAGTGTCGGTGGACAAGGAAGTAAATGTCTTGATAATTCCGTCTTTTTCTTTTTCTTCTAATTGTGTTTTAAAATTATTCGTCCATACACCAATAGGCAACTCTGTAACGCAAATAGTATCTGCGATATTTGTTTTATGATACATTCCTTTGTATGTAAAATTATGTGCTCCCATGGGAACAACATTGCCACGAAACCCATGATAATACGGAATCCATTCATTTAACTCTTGGGGTGCCAAAAATTCTGTATTATCTTTGTCTGTTTCTGCCGCCAAGTATTCTTTTAAAAATCCAATTATTTTGAGAGGATTATAGCAAGGAATGTCTGTACTGAACCCAGTACCAATCCCGGCGGCTCCGTTAACCAGCAAAAATGGAATAATGGGAACATAATATTTTGGTTCTATTTTATCCCCGTCATCTTCCAAGTATTCCAGCAAAGGCAGGTCTGACTCTACAAAAATAAAACGGGTAATAGTTTCTAAGCGTGTAAAAATATATCTGGGAGATGCCGCGTCTTTTCCACCGCCACATCGAGTTCCAAATTGTCCTGCTGGAAAGAGCAAATTAATATTGTTGGACCCTACGTAATTTTGCGACATATTTATAATAGTTCCGGTTAAACTGAGTTCGCCATGATGATACGCCGAGTGTTCGGATACATACCCAGCCAACTGGGCTACTTTAATTTCCGTGGTTAAATTTCGTTTAAACGCAGAATATAACACTTTTCGCAAACTTGGTTTTAACCCATCCAATACATTTGGAATGCTTCGGTCACAATCATATTTCGAAAAGTGAAGCATTTCATTATGAATAAAATCTGTATAAGTCGCGGTTGGTAAGGAAGTATTTAAATATACATTGGATTTATAATTTTTTAGTAATAATTTTCGGTCGTTCGAACGTGTTTTATTAAACATAATATCAATTGCATCGTCGCACTCTAAACCCGAATTTATCATGGATACTATTTTTGGGTTAGATAAATATTCTTTCCATTCTTTTCCCACACTAGTCCCCAACCCCTTGTAATATTTAATCTTCCAGAGATGTAGTTGTGGTTGAATAGTTGTGCTTTGAGACCAAGCATCGTATTCTCCTTGGTTATAAAAGGCGAGTTGGACGCAACCTTTGGTTGCTTTTAAAATGGGGGTATTCATAAAAGTAATAAACCCGGGTATTTGACATAAAGACGGCCACTTGTGATGTATTACATTAAAGAACAGCCCTTTGATGTGACTTCCGTCTAAATCTTGATCGGGCAAAATAATAATACGCGAATATCTCAAATTTTTAAACACCGAATCCATATCTGGATACGTCATTCCTTCTGCTAACCCGATGATTTTCTTGATGTTGGCGATTTCTCCTTCTTCTTTTATTTTAACATTTGGTTTGCGGATATTTTCTAATTTCCCTTTTAATGCAAGCACCCCATATTTGTTTTTATCTTCCGCCGACAACCCTGAAATTACACCTGCTTTAGCCGATAGTCCTTCGGTAAGAATCAGCGCACATTTATTTGATTTTTCCGTTCCCGCCCAATTGGCATCATCAAAATTTGGAATTCCAGAGATGTGTTTTTTTTTGGAACCATCGGTTTTTTTTTCCATTTTTTTCTCCTTGGCATCCGAAATCGCACACGCAGCACTCATTACACCCATATCCGCTACTTTTTTAATAAAGGAGTCGCTCACTACACAAGATGAACCGAATTTAGAGGCAGGTGTATTCAGAAAATCCTTGGTCTGACTGTCAAAGGCGGGGAACAATATATCACATCGTACAAATAGAATTAACTGTTCCTTGATGGATGACAATTTTACCAACTTTTTATTTTTTTGTTCAATGTATTTTTTTAATTTGGTTGTTATTTGGTCTATGATATAATCCACATGTTTTCCTCCTTTGTGGGTATGAATACCATTTACAAACGAAACATGTGTAAATTCCGCATCGGGAGACAGAGCAACGGCATACTCCCAGCGGGACCCAGATGCCTCGTAACAACGCGGTGTTTCCGTCTTGTCTCCAATGTATAAATCAATGTACTGGGAAAAGTTTTTGATGGGAATTAATTGGTCGTTTAATTTTACCTTTACGTTTTTATCCGTCATGGCAGATATATCATACACTCGTTTTTTCAATAATGCCATCATATCTCCGTCTAATCGTTGGGGAAGTTGAAGCCGTGCATAATCGGGACAAAACGTGATTTTAGTATATGGTTTTTTGGCGATATTCGCCGTGCATTTGGTAATGACTGGTTTTCCAATTTCACTGAGATTGTTTCGAAATTCTTGATAATATTTCAGTCCACGAACATGGTCCACTGTTTCGATGGACCCAAACGTGGACCAAATAAATACCAATTTAATTCCTAGCCCATTTTTGCCTCCCCACAATCCGTAATATTTGCCCTCTTCTTTTATTTTCAATTGCAACGCAACTTCGTCGTTTTTATCCTTGTCGTCATAATTGGTAGAAGAACGCAAATGACCGAAAATAAGTTCTGGAATCCAAACCCCTAAGGTTGGATGCATGGCAATATCAATTCCCGCGCCGTCATTAATCATAGTAATGGTTCCACTTTGTCCAACATTTGCGGATTCATCAAATTTTACCGATATATAAGTTACAGGAATACAGTTTATTTTTCCCGCCGATATGTGCGAATTCATGCGAACCACGTGGTCTCTACAATTTATAATACATTCGTCGAATAATTTAAATAAACCTGGGATATATTCAATGTTTTTTTTAATTATTATTGGTCTGGTTTTTTTATCCATGTTTTCATCCGTGTTTTCATCCTCTTCTTTTGCAGACCCGATCATTTCCATTTCGTTCGCATTATATATCCACATGTCGGTTTGAACGTGTTCGACCGAACCAATATGTGAATCTGGACGGTCCAACACATGTTCCAACTCGTTTTTTTGTTGATATTTAACCGACAAGTCAATTGTGTTTGTGGTGGATAATGTAGTTGCGGACATTATATACTAATTTTGGTTGGACCATTGTTTTAATTTCATTTTTTAGATTATTTGACTACTATAAAAACAAAAATGATTATATTTCCAATCTTTCTGTTTTATCACTTGTTATCACTTGGTTATATTTTACATTCTACATTCTACATTTTAGTTTAATAAAAAATATATCATGAATAATTCCGACAAGACATTTTTCGATTACCAGGCAGAGGCAGACCTTGCTATTTACAATACAACTATTGTCCGCAAACACGATAGATGCTTGGTTAAAATGTTTTGTGGGTCGGGCAAATCACTTCTTATGCGTTATTGTCGGATTGCGTTTGGTGTCCCCTTGGTTGTTTATGTCATGCCGTCTCTGGCACTTATTCGGCAATTTGCCGACCCAAATCCAACCGAAGGATATCTAAGTTGATATGGGATGTGGTCTGGCACATTTGTCCGCAGAATTAGCCAACGATGAACGATTCCGCTTCCTCAATTACGATCAATGTAGCGTTCGAAAAAATAACTACTATTATAAAAAACAGAATCTTTATGTATCATAAAAATATCAATAGATTTATTAATAACTACATAATTTCTATCTTCTAAATATTTTATAATAGGAATGCTACTATCTTTATAATTATTTTCAAACCCAATAACATCTATAAATACATTATCAAAATCAATAGATTTAATTACTTCAAACTCAGCACCCTCTACATCAATAGATAAATAATTTATATGTGATACATTGTTTTCTTTACAGATATTTTCTATTTTTTTAGTTTTTACTTTAATTATTTCTGTTGTTCCGCCATAACGTTTCATTTCATATTGTAATCGCGCAAAATGCCTTTTATCAAAAGTATCTTTAATTCCTGAAATCATTTCCGTATAACCAGTATTACACACAAAATCTGTTTCTCCTTCATAATTACAAACCGCATAATTTAAGTTTGTACTATTTGGTCTATTAATAACTAACTGATCAAATACCTTTTTAATAGGTTCAACATTTATTCCGGTCCAACCATTGTTTTTCTCAAAATATAAGGTATTATTTATAGATAATCCATCGTGAGCCCCAATATCTAAAAAAACCCCATTTTTTAAACCTTTAAAAATATTTGTTTCTAAATACTTGTCTTGATTCTCTTGTGAATAAAACATAATTATTATTATTGGTTATTATTATTTATTAAAAAAAACGCAGACAGACCGGGCTCCAATTGTGGTTAATTGTGCAACCCTATTCCTATAAAAATTATATAAACTAACAAAATTAATAATAAATCTCCAAACTCATTTTTTTATTTTTTTAAATAATGGGATATATAAACCATCCAGAATAATGACGACCATGTACGGCATTACAAGAAATATTGGTTCGGCTGGATTTGGCGGTTATTTAAATACGCCCATAATAGGTCCGCTGAGTACCTCTCAAACTCCGGGTGCAATGGTGCCGCACAACTACGGGACTTTGACCGGCATTCGTCCTACTCCTCCCCAGTTTTATCCAAGCCAAGAACCAGTAAACGCCCAACAAAATACAAACGCTCGCCAGTATTATAAGCGCGTCACATCGATAAGCACAGTTAAAGCGTTTTACGATCGAGAGATTGCTAAATTATCCGCCCCAATGTCTTATTATGTAAATGATACGGGACGCCATCACGTACAGTCCACGCATATGAATTATATTGCTCCTCTTTCATCGGGAATGTATTTGAACCAAAAAAAATCTGTGGCGGTGGGAAAGTCTGCGTATAAAGTTGGTCTTCCCATAGAAGCACCCATTAGTAGTAAAAATTATTATCCAAGCGGGTTGCGTTCGTCTTTGCGCCGTGTGCGGTCCGGCGGATGTGTGGCGCCCAAGAAAAAAGGTTCTATATACAACACTAGTCTTCGAACTGTGACGGGGGGATGGGGTGCCGTAGCGCGAAACACTTATTAATTGTTTGCATTTGTTTTACACCTTTTTTTATAAAAAATGAATTTATTGACGTCCCTATTATTTATAAAAAATCAAAAATATTATTTAATTCTTTTTTATTTTTGTTATTTTGATTCTTGGATAAAAGCAAAAATAATACTATGTACAGTAAAAAAATGATTTAGAAT